TTTTTCTTATGGCTACCACAACTATTGAAACCGATACCGAACTATCCGCAGTTAACTCAATACTGGGTAGCATAGGTCAGTCACCGATAACACAATTAAAAGATCCCAGTACAGGGGTCATATCAAATAATAATCCAGAGATACAATTTATATATAATTTACTTAGAGATGCTAACGTAGATGTACAAATAGAAGGTTGGCACTTTAACAGAGAAAGACATGTAGAATACACACCTGATAGTACTACCAACAAGATTGCTATATCTGATGATATTGTTAAGATAGACTTAACCGATAATTGGTCTACTAGAGAATATAACTTTATCAGACGTGGAGGATTCTTATATGATAAGTTAACTCATACAGATGAGTTTCCTGATATAGATAAAATAGAATTAGATGTTACAAAAGTCTATGCTTTTGAAGATACACCACCAGTATTTAGAAGATATATAACTTATCGAGCATCTAGGGTAGCAGCTACACAACTTGTAGCTAACCCTCAATTAGTACAATTACTTGGTGCACAAGAGGCTCTATCACGTGCTGCACTTATAGAATACGAATGTAATCAAGGTAATCACAGCATGATGGGATTCCCAGACGATACTGTATATACTACTTATGAACCATGGAGGAATCTTAGAAGATAATGGCAGGAATTACACAGACTATCCCTAATTATGCTCAGGGTATTTCAGAACAGTCAGACCATCTAAAGTTCCAAGGACAGGTCAGGGATGTCGTAAATGCTATTCCTGACGTAACTTATGGGTTACTTAAGAGACCGGGATCTAAGCGAGTAGGAGCTGATAAGTTAGCTAACGTACAAAGTGGTGGTTCTTGGTTTCATTACTTTCGTGATGATAATGAAGGGGCTTATATAGGACAAGTTGCTCCTAATGGTCAGCTTAGAATGTGGAAAGCAAGTGGAGATAATCCCGGTGCAGAGCAGACTATAGCTTACGGAACAGGTGGGCAAACTGCTATAACAAATTATCTAACAACAAGTGATGCGGAAAATTTACAGTTCCTTACTATTAACGACACTACCTTTGTTAGTAGTCGTGACAGCTCTAATTCTAATACGCTGGTAGGTACAACAGGAACTACAGATGATAGACCAGAGGCTCACTGTGCTATGATCGAGCTTATACGTACAGAAAATGGCCGACAATACGGCATGAATATATATGACTCTTCATCTACAGGTAACTTAACTACTGTAAAACGAGCTACTAAACTTAAAATTACAGGTAATAGCTTTGATGAAAGTGATGGTTCTGGTCACTGCCCCGGTATAGGTACAGAAGTATATGCTGTTACAGCTGCTGGAAGTTATGGTGCTACAACTAATGTAGTACACGTAAAGAACAGTAGTGGTACTACTATAACTACTGGTAAAGATAACTTAACATTTAGACTTACTGCTTTAGGTCAACAAGGTGTTAGTCCTAACTACAATGCTAGCTCTAATGGACCGGGTGGTGACAACTACAGATGCAGCTACAATTTAGACGCCGTTTTATTACATGGTGGTGAAGGATGGGCTGTTGGTGATGTTATACGTGTAGAACCAGAACATGCAGCTACAGCTAATAGTTCAGACGGACAAGCATATATAGAAGTTACAGTTACTGAAATAGAAAGTACTACAGTTAAAGCTACACTATCTAGTGCAGGCGATGGTCTAGTAAGACCGGCACCTACACCATTCGATGCGGATACTGCTGTTACGGCTGACACTATTGTAGGTGGTATTGTTGATCAGTTACCCGCCGGAATTAATGCTAAGGTTATAGGACCGGGTATTTACTTATCTAGTTCAAATGCCTTTAACGTAGAAATTGTAGAAGAAGATTTAATGAGAGTCTTCCAGACATCAGTAAACGATGTTACTAGATTACCCAATCAATGTAGACATGGTTATATAGTTAAAGTAGCTAATGCTAGAATGTCTGATGAAGATGATTACTACCTACAATTTATTGGAGAAAATAATTTAGATGGTGCTGGTGCTTGGATTGAATGTCCTAAACCCGGTATCACTAAAACTCTAACTAATATGCCCTTGGCTATACAAAGAACCGGTTTAGCTAACCAAGGTACATCTAGTGAAGTAGCCACGTTTACTATTAAGCAATTTACATATGCTGATCGTAGCGTTGGAGATACTATAACTAATCCTATGCCAACATTTGTAGGAAAGAGGATTAATAAAGTATTATTTTTCCGTAATAGATTAGCAATATTATCTGGAGAGAATGTTATTTTATCTAGACCCGGTACATTAGGTACACCAGATTTCTTTATAGAATCAGCTCTAACTGTATCAGCTAGTGATCCTATAGATATATCAGCTGCATCTATGTTTCCGTCAGAAATTTTTGATGGCATAGAAATTAATGCAGGGCTTTTAGTATTTAGTACAAACCAACAGTTTTTATTATCTACAGACTCAGAAGTTTTAAATCCTGATACAGCTAAATTACGTAGTGTATCTACATATAATTACAACAAAGACGTACCTCCATTATCATTAGGTACGACAATAGCTTACGTTGATAACTCAGGTAAGTATAGCCGAATGAATGAAATGGCTAATACTGCTAGAGAAGGTGAACCAATTGTTGTAGAATCTACTAAATTAGTACCATCGTTATTACCTAAAGATATAAATTTATTAACTAACTCACGAGAAAACTCTATAATTCTTGCTGCCAAATCTAGTTCAACTGACTGTTTGGTTTATGGATACAAATATCTTAATGTTGGAGATAAAAGACAGCAGCAAGCGTGGTTCAAGTGGAAGCTAAATAATCCAGTACTATATCATTTTATAATTAATGACGAGTATTATTATCTAGATACAGATAACTTCTTACAAGGTATTAAACTTATTCAAGCTGATACTGATCCAAGTACTACTTTTGATGACGTAAATTATCAACTTCATATAGACAATCATACTACAGTTAGTGGTGGTAATTTCGATTCTTCTACTAATCTAACTACATTTAGTGGTGTTAGTTGGTTATCTAATATTACTACACCTAACGGAGATCTAGTGGTTATTGACGAGGGCGGTACTCCCGGACCTACTAATGACCAAGGTAGATATGCTAAATGCACAGTCTCAGGTACAAGTTTTACTGTACCCGGAAATTGGCAGGGAGTTACATTACGTATAGGATATTTATATGAATACCTAGTAAAGTTTCCTAGAATATATCCAACAAAAACAGAGGGAGAAAGATCCATTTCTGATGTTAATTCATCACTTGTTATACATAGATTAAAATTACACTTTGGTAAAATAGGTCTATACGAAACTACACTTGAACGTGTAGGGAAAGATGATTATACAGAAGTATATGAGTCAACAATTCTAGACTCTTATGATGCTTCAAGAGCACCTTATTTAGAAGAATATATAAAGACTATACCTATTTACGAAAAGAATACGAACGTAGATATTACACTTAAATCAAGTCACCCTGCTCCAGCTACCTTAAGAGCAATGGCATGGGAGGGAGATTTTTCACCAAGATTTTACAAACGTGCCTAATTACATTCACCCAATCACATTGGAGGCTGCTACAGAAGTGGCCTCTAATCTCCGTCCAGATGACCTCAGAGAAGTCGAAGAAGGTCATGGGATAGATCATAAGGATCTACCATTTCTCATGACTCACAACCCTTCCTACGTGTATTTTACAGTGCCTGACGGCAAGACTGCTGGCATGGCCGGAGTAGGAAGAGAAGGTGATATATGGATGCTTTGCACTCCTGATATACACCGATACCCAATTACATTCGCAAGAGAGGCGAAGCGGTATGTCGATAGCCGTAAGGAGCCACTCCTCTGGAATATAGTTGACAGTAGAAATAAAGTACATTTAAAACTACTTAGATTTCTAGGTTTCAGGTTCTTACGTAAGTTTGAACATGGACCAAATAATATACAATTTATAGAATTTTGCCGTGTGTATAGACGCTAATGCTTCTCAAAGAAGAGTCGCCCAAGCACAATGGATGAGAAAGGATGCTGAGTACCGATCTCAATCTTTAAAATTTTGGAATAGAGAAACCGGTGCACAACGAGGCATGGAGCTAGCAGCTACTGGATTTAGTAGATCTATCAGCAATGATTATCAAAGAGCTCTATATAATGCCGGTCAAGCTAGAAGAGCATATGAAACTGCATTTACAAAATACCTTAGAAATAAAGACTCAGTTGATGAAGGCGGAAGAGCTCGTAGAAGAAATACAGGTATGAGAGACTTAATAAGGGCTAGAGGTGCTTTAGACAACGCAGTAGCCAACGAGTTCGGAGCTAATATGCAGAGACGTTATAGAGCTAGACTACTAAAAATGCAGTCAATGCAAGCTAAAGCAAGAAAAGGTCTCGGTATACGACCTGAATACGGTGCTCCCGTACTTATGCCTCCATCAGATAAACTTTCTGGTGCCTTAGATATGGCTCAAAAAGTAGCTAGTTTAGTTTCTACCGTCCAAAATCTCGATTTTGGTAGTGGCGACTCTGTAGGCGACAGCGTTGAAAAAGGACAGGAAGCTAAACAAGCCGCCGCAAACGCCGCAAACGCTCAAGTTGGTCTACCTAATTATGACTACTCACTACCACACTTCCCCGGAGGAAACTACATACCAGAGGACGTTGTATAATGACATCATCTTATTTTGAACAATTAGGTAGACAGGAATTAGCTCCGTTTACCGACACAGGGGTAGACTATTTAGAAACTGAAGCTGATTTAGTCGAGCCTACCAACAAAGAAATAGACCGACTCATACAAGATCAACGTTCTATATTTTCTACTAATATAGATGCATACAATAAGGCTATGCAGAATCGGTCAGATAGATTTAAAAATCTAGAACTACTTACTACAAAAGGTAAGGCTGTATGGGATAAACGCCAAGAATATGTAGATAATCGTGACGAATGGTTAAAGCTAAAGAAAATTTTTTCAGATCCTAATAAAATAGCTCACTATGTTACTATAGAAGAGAGAGCTGAGAAAGCTCAAGCTGAAATAGATAAAGATACTCAAATTGAATTAGGTAAGATTGACAAAACTGGTTCTGATTCATCAGGAGTAAAGTACTCTGGTGAGGAGTTACTTCAATTAAAACAGTTAATTGCTAGCCAAGATTTTAGAAACGGAACTAATGTTGCAAAATCTATGTCTCTTTATCTACCTATGTGGATGAAATTGGCTAAAGAAAATTTAATAGTAGACGGAAAACTCTGGGCTGATATGAATCTAACTGAGAGACAGAATTGGATGAATGTAGCCGGTGCTGAGTTTGTAGCTACCTTTGGTAAAGCTCACCCAGAGCTAAGAGAAGGTCAGCTTATTAGACATTTTATGCCTACATGGAGTTCAACAGAGAAGACTTGGTTAAAACAAGGTTTTGATCTTGAAAGTGCAGCGACAGAAAAGATAACTTCTGATAGTATGAAGCATAATATCTACAACGGTATTATTGCTAATACTAATGCAGACTCTAACCCAGACTCTATGGCTGTTGTTTCCAGCCCTTTTACTAGAAATGGATGGATAGATAACAGAACCGCTTATTATAAGTCTAAAGGTATATCTAATGCTAGAGAACGTGCTAACGATGATTGGACAGATATAATAATAGAAGGTATACAAGATGGCGTCCTTAATGAAGAGAATATTGAATGGTTAATGGAGCGGCATAAGTTTGTACCAGAACAGCATAAAGATGGTGGAAAGAAGACTAATTACTTCGGTATTAAACCAAAAAATGCTGCTAGAATTTATAACGCTTTTAATGAGCAAGTTAAAAAAGATAATCTAGCTATAGAAAAACAGCGAAGAGATGCTATACTTCTAAAAATTAAGGAAGGACAACATGTTCCTAGGGAAGTTCTTAGTCAGTTTACTAATGATGATATAAGAAAGTCAATTGAAACGGCATTGAATGAAGCTGCTAAACCAGTCTTTGATCGTCCTCAGTTTAAGAGTGTACAACAGACATTTTATTCTCTATCTCAAGTAAGAGCTGGCGATCCAAGTGTAATGGGAAAAGAGAATGTTCAAGATGCTTATTGGAGAACTATTAAAGCAAATGATATCTATAAACAGATGGGTAGATATTTCCATGAAAGATATGAATACTGGCTTCCTATTATTGGCGAAGAGAAAGCAATTATAAATGCTCAAGATGATACCATTAAAGCAATGGAAAGGAACGAATTCGATGATCCTACAACAATTGCAGGCTCGACTAAGCTAGCAGAAAGAATAGACAAACTGACAGATACTGTAGAGTCTATTGGAGTAGGTAAATATATTAATCACCCAGAAGTATTAGCCGGTGAAGAAGTTGCTTTAAATAATGCAGAACAATATTTAGCTGGAGAAACTGACAAACTAGATCCTTATTGGACTGTAGTATCTTTAAATTGGAAGAATGCTGGTCCTTTAAAAGTAGCTCACGATAGATTAGTAGCTTTGAAACGTATTAAACCTATGCCTAATTTTACTGGTGATATTAAATTACCTATACGGAACGACCTACTTACTTACAAAAATACCCCTGAAAGAACATTACAAGCTTTTTTATATACAGAAAATGTAGAGACTATGTTAAACCAGTTAACAAGTCCAGATTCTGAAACAAATGGTGGTGTAGATGCAATACAGAATGATCAAGGTGAATGGACCGGCGAACTTCCTTTAGGAAAGCCTTTATCTGAACATACAATTTTAGAAGTATGGGATTTAGTAAATAGTGGTTATACTAATTTAGGTCTCTATGGATTTACGAATGAAGCATTGATACAAGTCATTGGAGATAATCTAAATTCAATAGACACAAGTGCTAAATTTGACGAACAATTACAACAAGACTTTTTATTGGCACGACTTTATTATAAAGCTAATAATGCTAATCAGTTTTCAAACTCAGTTACTAATTATAGAAGATTACTAAAATTTAATAAAGAAGATATAGAAAAGTATGAGTCTATAATAGGCACGCTACCACCATATCAGAAACTGAATACATTAAGTGCAGTTGCTGCTGAAGAAGAAGTTAACAACGCATTATGACATGACAGAACAAGTTTACGACCCTACGGGTCTACCTTCGATACCAGATCGAGATTCGGCTATTGAAGAATTAGCTAAAAAAGAAGATGCTCTTAAGCAGGCTGAAGATACAGCTGTAACTGAAGAGCGAGAATATAAAAATATACAAGAAGATCCACGCAATGCTGATAATTGGGGACTACAAGCTCTAGCTAAAGAAGGTCAATCTATTCTGTCTGGAGGACTTCAAGATACCGCTTCCTCTGTAACAACTTTCGCTGAACGTACAACAGATGCTTTATCTGGTGAGATGCAGCGAGAGAAAAAAGAGAAAGGCTATTACCGACCAGAATGGGATCCGTTTGTAGATTATGAAGACCCTATTATCACTAAGACTTGGTGGGGTAAATTACTTAGAGGTACTGTACATTTCGGTTCTTTAGCAGCTGGTACAGTATTAGCAGCAAAAGGACTTGCAGT